ATAATAATAGTTTTCGTTCTTATTCTTATGCTGATTTACATTTAGATATTGATTTGGATGCAAAAACCCCTGATAAACCAACAGGTGCTTCTAAGAATAAACAAGACCTTAAAATAGATTACGATGAAAAAGCTATTTATAACTCTATTCGTAATATTTTTAATACTAAAAAAGGACAAAAAATATTAAATCCAACATTTGGTTTAGATCTCGAACAATACTTGTTTGAAAACATTTCTAAAGAGAATGGTCAAACAATTGGTCAAACAATACATGAAGAATTATCGTTATACGAACCACGTATTGTAGTGAATGAAGTTACTGTTGTAGCAAGACCAGACAACAATGAATATAAAATTACTATTTCAATCACTATTCCTTCGCTAAATAATAAAAAAGGTACAGCAGCAGGTTTATTAACAACACAAGGATTTAATTACTCATAATTATGGCAAACTTTACAGAATTTAATCTACCAACAAACGCATATACAGGTTTTGATGCGCAAAGTCTGAGAGATCTAATCATCGATAGAATTAACAACGACTCTACGATAAATTTTACAGATCAAAACTTCGAGGGTAGTAATATTTCTGCGCTTATAGATATAATCGCATATTCGTATCATACATTATTATTTTACTTAAACCAAACAAGTTCGGAAAGTAATTTTAATGATGCAGAATTATACGAAAACATTAACCGGATTGTCAAACTTATAGATTACAAACCAGTAGGCAAACAAACAGCTGTTCTCCCGGTACAAATTAATGGTACATCAGATTTATCTGCTGGTTATTATACTATACCTAAATTTACATTTGCAAGCAGTCAAGGTAAAACATTTACATTTACTAGAGATGTAACGTTTGAAAAAATAACATCTGAAACTGAAACATTAACTGCGATTGGAAATCAATTAATGTACGAAGGTTCACTTCAAGAATATCCTATTGTTAATCCAATAGGAGAGAAGTTTGAAGTAGTAAATTTATTACCTGGTGGTAATACTGTAATTGATCACTTTAATATTTTTGTATATGTGAAGGAGGTTAATGCTGAAAATAAATGGTATGAATGGTCAAGAGTACCGTCAATATATCTCTCTAAACCAAATGAGAGAAGTTTCGAAATTAGATATAATGAAAATAAAAATTACGAATTAAAATTCGGTAATAGTGTTAATGGTAGAAAATTAAATCAAGGAGACCAAATTGCAATTTACTATCTTAAGTCCTCTGGTACTGACGGAAAGGTGACAAAAAACGCATTTAATAGTTCCTCACTCAACATATATAACACTTCCCAATTTGATAGTATTCTTACTGACACTAAAGATTCTTCGCTTAATTTCTTAACAATTGAAACAGTGTTAAATACAACTGTAAGTAACACAGAAGACAGTACTGATTTTGGAGAAGAAGAAACATTAGAAGACATTAAACAAAACGCTCCGAAGTTTTTTAGTTCAGAATATAAACTTACAACAAAAGCTGATTATAAGAGCTTTATAGAACGTAATTATAAAAATTTGGTTTATGATGTTACTGTTCAAAACAATAGTGATTACACTAATGATTACTTAGCATATTTAAATAATGATTTAGGTCTTACTGATTATAGTTTAGAGACGAACGCACTTTTTAACCAATACTATTTTGCAGATAGTTCGGATGCGAATAATATATATTTAACTATAGTACCTAACCTACGTAAAAATAAATCTGTAGTTACAAGATCTAATTATCTATCAAATGCTTTAAAGGAAAAAATACGAGCTGAGATTGCCGAATATAAATTACTTAACAGTGAAATTGCGTTTATAGATCCTGTTTATTTAAATTTAGATTTGTCTCTAAAATTTACTGGTGAAACAAATAAACTAAGATATAAAGACAACACTCAGTTAGTAATCACTAAACAAGCGAGAGCGTTAATTAACGAAGAAGATTTGAAGAGTAAAGTATACAATACAATTACTAATTATATTAACAATTTAAAATTAGGGGACATTATTGATGTAAGATTTCTAAATAACGAAATTGAAAAGATACAAGGTATAGAAGCGATCGAGACTAAACGAATTGATATAGACCGAAGTATACCTGGTTTGTCATTTTGTGTTTTTAATCCGATTTATAACGGTAAAGACAATAAGACGTTTGACACGAGATGTCAGTTAAAACCATATCAAATACCATATATTGAAAGTCCAACTGCTTTTAAGAACAAAATAACTATAAAATCGTTAGTTACTAATAAACGTGTTGTAGAATATTAATGAGCGTCGAACAAAAATGTCCATTGAGTGTGCCAATACCGATTTCTCTCACGGTAAATACTTCCGGGTCGGTACCTTCCCCTGTAAATAACTCTCACAGCCTTTCTGCTTCTCATAGTGGGTTTACTAAAATAAGCGAATTTACATTTACATCTAATTTAACTGGCGCTTCAACCTCAATAAACAACTTACTCGACCCTCCTATTTCTTCTACAATCGCTGTTTGGGATTTTGGAGACGGTCATACATTGAGTGCTAAAAACACTCCTACAACAACTCACACGTATAATGTTCCAGGTATTTATACTGTCGCAGTATATTACTATGACCTAGATGGTAACGCATACTTCAACACACTTACTGAAACAGTATCGGTATATAATTATATAGAAACTACTATTGAAGCTTCTAACACTAATGTAGATAGTATATCAGGAGAGCTAGCTGCAGCTGGTACGGTAATAGATTTGCCTCTCAAAATTTATACCTCGTGGCAAGATACTATTGATACAAACGAGTATACCTTGTATGTAGCAGCTAGTGGTAGTAAGTCAAAAATATTTGATAATAGAAACAAATATGCTCATTTGTTACCATTTAATGCATTTTATAATTATAGTAACGACAAAGAAGAATTAATAACATCAGAGGGCGCTAAAGTAAGCCTCAACCCATTGAACTACGCGATAGACTCGAGCGACAGTACTATAAAGCTTGTACCAAAAGATTACATAGATGAATTTAACTCTGCTGGTATCGATACATACATGCTCGGATCTACAACAGAGCGACTTACAGGTGTTAATTCATTTACTGTAACAGGAACAGTAACTTCTTTTACTGGAGTATCTTATACCCAACCGAATAATATTAAACTAGGTTATGTTGATGATACTCCAAATACCGACCCTGGGGTACAACTACTAGTTAAGTTAGATACAAGTAAGCATCGAGTTAAAAACTTTTATGTTGATGATATAATTTCTGACATAAACGCAAGTAAACAACCGTGGTTAGAAACCGGTGGTATTGCGTTAAAAAATTATTCAGGGATGTTTGTTAAAATAACTAAACCAGTTCCTGATTTCGACGCCTTGTTTTCCTTCACGTCGACCGGAATGAAAGAAATGTCTGCTATTAATTATAAAAGACAAGGAGATAAATTTCAAGTCTTTATAGGATTACAAGACGAAAATAAAAATATACTCAAACATTACCCTATATTTTTAAGAGATACTACAGGTAGTATAGGAAATGTTACAGGTACAGATAATACGTTCTATGTCAATTGGACAAGTGGCGGAGACTCTCACACATCAAATATTAGTAGTGTTAGTACAAACAAATTTCCGTATAATACCACAACAGGTAATACTGAGTTAAGTAGCTTTTTGTATTTGAATATAGACCCGTTAAGCGCTGGTACATGGACGTTAAACGTTTCTGCTCATATAGAAACTCTTGACGCAGGTACTACTGCCCTTTCTGGCTTTGGGAATACTGGTGGTTGTGTAGGAACTAGTGATCAACACTATACTGGTTCTTATACATTTACTGTTTATCCATCAACAAATGATGTAGAATTTTATTTACAAAATGAAGATATAGATTATTCTGAAGTAATAAAAAGTTATAGATTTCAATCATTCATGCACGAATATGATAATCTGTTCGATGGTGTTTTCACTTCTTTTGTCGGTGAAGCAAGTTCTAGCCCGACGACATTTGGTAAAACTGTATTCTCTAAGATAGCTAATTTTGTTAATAATCATAGCGATGTTGATTTGTGTAAAATTGATCAACTACAATCTTTTTATGATATCTTTAATGAAGATATAGATATTGTGTTACCGGAACCTCCATCGGAGCTTAAAAGATTATACGATACATTTAGTGTAAAAATCTCCAAACTAATTGGAGATTATGAACGTCATACTGAGAATTTAAATTCTAATTTTTACACATCGTCAGCTGATGGAGTAAATGTTAATTTTACTAACCCTATTACCGCGGCGACATACACTGTAACAGCTTATACTGATTTTGTCGCTAGACAAAAATTTAATAATGAATTTTTAGTTATAAAACCTCAAAAGGTTGCTACAAAAAATGTCGATGGTACATCATCAGGAGAATCTACAGAGTATGCTCTTTCGGCTTATAACCTATATAGCAATTGGGGTTGGGAATTAGATACTACAGTATCGGGTGCAAGTGGATTATCAGCTTTGTATGATTTTTATCCTTATACAACAACTGATCCTACATCGGTTATTAAAAATTTAAAAAATAACCTTATTGATTATAGCAACAATAATACAACAATTTCTCGTACCGCTTCGTCTATTGACGGAGATTGGACAAATGATAATGGTATAATGTATAAAAACTTAGATTACCAAATACGGAAAGGCTTTAGTATATGACAATAGATTTAAATACAACTAATCCTTTATCTTTTGTTGAATGGAAGCAATATTATACAGAGAATTCAAACGCGCAAGAGCTCTCTATATTGTACAATAACTACTTAGTTGATTGGAAAGATGCTAAACAAGAAAAGACAAATACAAAAAATAATTATACTAGATCAATATACATCCAGTTCATAAAAAATCTTTCTTTAGATACATTAGATAGTAAAGTACGTAGATTTATAAACGAACTTGATACTGATGATATATACGAACTTGAGTTAGGGGTCCATTACTTTGTACAAATAGTAAGAAACCAATTACTAAATGTAAAAGAGCTAAGAGACGAAGTAAAATTTAGTACAACAAAAAATAAATTTAAAACATCTAAAGCTGGTGTAAAGAGGTATATAAAAAACTATATAGCTAAGCTGTTAAGTAATAAGGATTTTATTACAAGCAATACCGATACATTAGTAGAGGATATTAATTTAGCTAAAATCGCAAACGATATAGAAGTTACTATAGATAATTATGTATCAGATGATTTTATCTACAAAATACATCCTATAGATAAAGATTTAGCTGATAATCTCGATAATAGAGTTTTAAGAGAATCTAAATCAAATAATATATTTCAGTTAATTTCTATTAACAAAGCCGGTAAACAATATAAAGTAGAAACTAACAACATATCTACCCCCGCAGCGTTATTAGGTATAAACGAAGCATTTTCAAATTATGATCGATTACCAAATAGATACTTCCGCAACGAGATCAAAAATTTAGAAAACCTAAGATTTACAATCGAAAAGGATTTAATTA